TACACGCTTTCCAGATGTGAAGCTTTTCGATATAACTATCTTAGCCTCAATTAATTACAGAGACCCGATTTTTAATTTGCAAGCTATTTGCAAGCATGCCATTTTTTCGAGTTACACAATATGCAGAAATATTAATTATATTTAAATATATCCACATATATTTTGATATATCATTTTTTTCATTTATCTTTGCATTTGAATTTATAACTTAGTGCAAAGATATAAAGAAATCCTTTATTCTAGCACGCATTTAAACTATTTAACATGGTAACATCAGTTCAGCCAAACATAAGTCCAACTTCGCGATATACCATATCGGAAACCTGCAAACTGTTAGGTATACATCGCAACACCCTGCGCTCCTATGTGAACGCAGGGTATATAAAGTCTATGCAAAAAGTTCATGGACAGCGTTTCAAAGGTTCTGAGATTCTTCGCTTTTGGAACACGTTTGTGTAAACATTGGACCGGTTCCAAGCAGTAGCCACTCGCATGATACACCATACCCTTCAGCGAGGTAAGCAAGATACTCGATACGAAAAGTACGCTTATCTCTGTTATGCTTTAGAGTATTCATGTTACCATAGTTCAAACCAAACTCTTTTGTAAAAGTCTGTAAGCCTTTAATTTTTCTCTGTTCTTTGAGAACATCAAGTGCTTTGAAGAACCTGTCGCTAATATCCAGGGCACAATCGGGAATATTCAGTTTCATTTCAAAGTTAATTTTTCAAGAAGATTCATGAGACGTACATTTATATCATCTTGTTTTTCGATATGCTTTGCTATCATCTCAGTCTGCCTCTTTATAATTTCTACTAAATCAGCATTACCTTGGATTCCGTTGTTCTGATTTCCAGAGCCACTGTTTACATTATTCTCTGCATTAACGAGTTGAGAAGGTTCTACCTCGAAAGCCTTGACATTTTCTTCTCCATACTCATCGTATAGTTTCTGAAACTGCGCAGGTGTAGGATCTATACCCTCTGTTTCGTATCTCGAAATGTTAGATTGGGAAATTCCCATAATTTCTGCAAGCTTAGACTGAAATAGTCCGTGAGCTCTTCTAAATTCTTTATATTTGAACATATCTGTATAAATTTGTTAATTTTGACTAAATCTTTTCGATATATTTGCATATATCATAATATATTTGTATCTTTGCATAAAGATATAAAACATAGTGCAAAGATAATGGAAAATATTCAAACATCAAACACTTTTGAGGAAAAATCTCAAAAAATGACCTTAAAAGGTTATTATCAGGGGTTACCGATGAGAAGTGCCCCGCGATACGACTTCATCACGGAAGTCGCTAGACGCTGCAAGGTAACCGAGCAGACAGTTAGGAATTGGGTTCTATATGGTATGAAGCCACAGCAGCACATCCATGTAGAAGTATTGTGTGAGCTAACAGGCATTAGCGAGGAGGACTTATGGAAGGATTAGAGTTCTATATGTTCGAGGATGAGCTATGGTGTAAGACTTCAGACGGAAAGAACTTCATGGTCGATGAGACACATACAGAGCTGGTGAAATACATCCTGGAAAAGGTTCGCGCTTGCTATCCGGAAGCATACAAGGCGTTGGAGAAGATTTACTCCAAGAGCGCACCTAACGAGAGTTATTATCAGTATCTCATGATGCGTCGATTTTGCAAATGCAACTTTTGTCGACTCGACACTACGGCTTTTGATGTCGTCAATGTTGATAAGGATGGAAGGTTCAACTTCGAGAAGGTCGAATGTCCAATGCGTGGTGAATGCCCTTATGATAGCATCGTCTGTATGCCAAGGTTTAATGCTAATCTTTCTACTGCGGAGTTGCGCGTGATGAAACTGCTTTATGAGGGACGAAGCGAGCAGGAGGCGGCAGCCGAGCTATTCAACTCCCCGAACACAATACATCAGCACGTCAAGTCTGTGTATGTGAAACTAGGAATACATAAGCTCTCTGAGTTTATCACCTATGCAAATAAGAACAATTTGTTTAACAATTAAATATTAGTTTATGCCAATTATTAGAAAGAATGACGTTGTTACAGAGCGTCCAGTGATTATCGTACTTTATGGTACTCCAGGTACCGGTAAGACATCTTTGGCTACCACAGCCAACAGTCCTTTACTCATCGACACCGACCGAGGCTTTGACCGTGCCGTTCAGCGTCCAGACATTGTTGTCACGGCTTCACGTTGGGAAGACATCTACAATGCTGAGGTTATCGGTTTCTATGTTGTTGAGGATGGCAAGCAGGTTTGGAAGCCAGGATTGATCAGTGAGTGTAAGACCATCGTAGTAGACACAGCCAAGGCTATGCTCGATGACTATCTCAACGCTTTTGCTATTCAGCAAGACCCTAAGCTGGAAACTAACTCATTGAAGCGATATGGCGTGATGGGAGAATTGTTCAAGCAGTTTGTCGGCATTCTCCGTTCAAACAACTCCGATATCATCTTCATCTGTCACGACAAGGAGACACAGGAAGGAGATTACATCAAGCATTCTCCAGACTGTACAGGACAGAGCAAGGACTTGCTCATCCGTATTGCGGACCAGGTAGGTTACATCTGCAAGGAGAACGGCAATCGCGTCATCAAGTTCGAGCCACAGGACAATCGTGTTGGTAAGAATGTTGCAGACCTGCAGGACACTTGGATTCCAGCTTACGGAACAGAGGAGTTTGACACTTGCATGGCAGACATCATCAAGAAGGTGAAGAAAGCCATCGTGAATAAGTCAGATGCTCAGGCTAAGGCGCAGGAAGCCGTTGATGATGCCCGAAAGAAGCTTGCAGCCGTGGAGACTGTAGATGATGCAAATGCTCTCATCGAGGTTGCCCACGGATTGAACAAGATTCATCAGAAGGCATTCATGAATCAGATGATCAAGGAACTTGCTGTCAAAGGCATTGACTTTGACAAGAAGGGCAAGAAGTTCGTCAAGCACGAGGATGCAGCATGATGAAGCCTTTGATTAGAGTTACCCAGCTAGAGAGCTTCAGACGGTATATGTCTGGCGAATATGCTTATGTTACAGAGCAGGACGTTATAGACAATATCACTAAGAAGTTTGAGGGCAACGATTACACAAGAATAGGAACTGCCTTTCACTCCATCGTGGAGACTGGCAGTCCCCATTGCTTCAAGGAGCCGGAAGGTGTTCGTCATTTCACCTATTATAAGAAAGATAAGACAGAACCCGTTCCGAAAGGAAGAAGGTTCGTCTTTGATGAAGGTGAAGCGATTCTCGACATTCCACAATGTAAGGTTGCTTTGAAATACAGGAATGAGCATCCTGGCGCCTTTCATGAGGTTCGTGAATACAAGGATTTCGGCGATGCCGTTATCACGGGATGTGCCGATATGATTGACGGACTAGAGATAAGAGACATCAAGACTAAGTACGGACCGGTATCAGACAAAGACTATATAGATAGCTGCCAATGGCAGCTTTACCTAGAATTGTTTGAAGCTGACGTGTTCCATTTTGACTTGTTTGTCTTTGAGGGCTACAATAAGGATAAGCACAAGGGAGACGTGAGAGGTCTCAAGCTTACTCCTTATGAGCCAGCAATCACTTGTTACAGATACCCGGGGATGGAAGACAAAAACCATACATTATTGCGTAACTTCCTCAAATGGGTAGAAATGAGAGAATTATTACCATATTTACCATTAACAGAATCAGATGGCTAATACAATGACAGGAAGGGTATTACTTATCGGCAATGTCGAGGAAATACCAAGCAAGAGCGGCGGAGAACCGTTCAAAAAGAGAGTTGTGGTTCTTAACTGTACACACTCGAACTTCGGAGAGGTGTACGAGAACTACCCAAGTTTTGAGTTCAGCGGAAAGCACGTGGATGATCCTGCTGATTTTGCAGTTGGCGAGATTGTTACTATATCTTTTGCTCTTCAAGGTACCAAGTATCAGAAGAGTGCAAATGACCCGGTAAAGTATTTCAATACCATTTCGGGTTATAAGATAGAAAAGTATCAGAGAGGTGGCCAGACGCAGCAGCAAGCACCTCCACCACCGCAGCCGCAAGGAGTTCAGTCACCGGCACCGCAGCCGGGCAAAGATGATGATTTGCCATTCTAGTTATGATTTTCAATCTCAACAATGACAAGGACAGGGCAGACTACAAGGACTATTGCAATGGTCTTTACATGGATGCCTTGAAAAGCGGAAAGGGTTTTATCGTGGAGGTGAAGAAAAAGCACCGTCCACGTTCCCTTGCCCAAAACAGCTATCTACACGTTTGCCTTCAGTATTTCGCATCAGAGTTCGGCTACGATGAAGAATATGTGAAGTATAACATTTTCAAACAGATAGTGAACAGAGAAATCTTTGCGAAGCAGAGAACAAACAGAAGAGGACAGCCTGTAACTTATTGGAGAAGCACGGCTGACCTTGACACAAAAGAATTAACAGACGCTATTGAGAAGTTTCGGAACTATTCAAGTATGGTTGCAGGGTTGTATATACCCGAACCTAATGAAGAAGCAGCCTTGCTTGAAGCTCAGAAACAGATAGCATTATATGAAAAGTATTTATAATTATGAAATCAGATTTGAAAAATTATGTTCCTGAGAACATTGAGTTTGTATTGGAGGAAGGTGTAAAAGACATGTTCCCAATGGAGTTGGACTTCCTTGCTTTGACCGAGGAGAACCTTTGCGGAGAGAAGCCTTTGAAGAATAAGGCAGACATCCTTAAGTTTGTCGGAAAGCACTTCACGGCGACCTTCCCTGACAATGAGTTGGTTACACGTTTCCTCGATGAGTTCGAGAAGAAGAACATCAGAGAGGAGTATTGCACACTCGAAGAGAACGTGGTGCCAGCTCGCAAGCTGGAGTTGGAGGAGGCTTTGGAAAAAGCCAAGAAGATGAAGAAGGATGCAGAAGAGGCTTATGCTTCTGTCCTTATGGAAGTAGCCAAGTACGCCGCTGAGGTGCGCCAGGGAACTGTTGATATGCGTCTTAAGTCGAAGAACGTGTTCTGTATTGCATTGGCAGGTTACTATCTCGTATATAATTGGGATGCAAATACCGAGAAGTTCTTACTTGCAAAGGCTTATGCTATCCCGGACCGTTCTGAGATTTGGGCAAATGAGGTCAAGAATCGTGAGAGCATGAAAGAGGTCTTCGGATTGGAGTTCCCAGAAGAGGAGCAGCCAAAAGAAGAAACTCAGCCAGAGCAGTCTTCAGATGATGACGATGATGAATTACCATTCGGCGAGTAATGAAGTACACTCTTAGAAATTATCAAAAGCAAGCTAGTGATGCAGCCGTAAGGCTGTTCACTAGCAAGGCTGACAAGAACGGATTGGTCATCCTGCCTACGGGTGCAGGAAAGAGCTTGGTGATAGCAGATATCGCCTCTCGTCTGGAAGGGACGCTGTTAGTATTTCAACCTAGTAAGGAAATTCTTCAGCAGAACTTTGCCAAGCTGCAAAGCTATGGTATCTTCGATTGCGGTTGCTATAGTGCCTCTGTAGGATGTAAGGATATAAACAGAATAACCTTTGCCACCATCGGAAGCGTAATGAACCATATGTCAGACTTCGATTGTTTCAAGAACATCATAATTGACGAATGTCATTACGTAAACTCTAAAGCTGGGCAGTACAAGGAGTTCATAGAAGCGAAGAACAGACAGGTTGTTGGATTAACAGCCACGCCATACCGTCTTGATCGTGCCGAAGGAGGTTCCATCTTGAAGTTCCTCACGAGAGTAAGACCTAGAATATTTTCAAAGGTCATCTATTGTTGTCAGATTGGAGAACTGCTTTCTAAAGGTTATCTCGCAGACTTGCATTATTACGATTTGACGACATTGGATTTAAGAAGAGTCAGAAGCAACTCCACCGGTGCAGATTATGATGAAAGAAGTCTCCTCGCAGAGTATGAGCGTAGCGGATTCTACGATAAGTTATCAAACACAGTAGTCAAGGTTCTGCAGACTAAAAGCGGCATTCCTAGAAAGGGAGTACTTGTATTTACCGCTTTCACAAGGGAGGCCAGGCAGCTGGTTGATAAACTCCAATCACTCGGAGTCAATGCCGCCATCGTGACAGGAGAGACACCAAAAAAGGAGCGTGAAGCCATTCTCGAAGGATTCAAGAGGAGAGAAATAAAGGTTGTTGCCAATGTAGGTGTACTGACTACGGGATTCGACTACCCTGCCCTAGACACTGTTGTTTTGGCACGCCCGACGAAATCTCTTGGACTCTACTATCAGATGGTAGGCCGCGCTATCAGACCTTTTGAAGGAAAGGACGGGTGGATAGTTGACTTGTCGGGAAACTATAGCCGGTTCGGAAATGTCGCAGACCTCTTTATTAACAGACCTCCAGGAACCACGAAATGGGAGGTGTATTCCAGAGGAACACAATTAACTAATGTTGTACTAAGATGAGCGTTCTAAATGAGCTTATTGAATATAAGCAAAGAGATTCCGCATTAGGAACTGAGTATTTAACTCTCTGTCCGCATTGCAGAAAGGGAGTATTTACACAAGAACCAATTTATGTAGGAAGTTTAGCTTGCCGTTTATGTGTTGATTTTGCGAACATGACGGACAAATATGTTACATGTAAATTCAAAAGAAATGTTTCCAATTTATAAGAAAAAGAAGAAATCTCCTTCTGCTCCAAAAAAGAGAAAGAAGAGTAAGCCTGATTTAGTCAAGAGACTAGACAAGGTGTTTGCATTGTATATACGTCTGAGAGACTGCATGCCAAGCGGCATGGGACAATGTATCAGCTGCGGAAAGATAAAGCCGTACCGAGAGCTTGATTGCGGTCATTTCTTCGGACGTTCCAACATGGCCACCCGATTTGATGAAGATAACTGCAATGCAGAATGTATCGGGTGCAACAGAGTGAAGTCAGACCATCTTATATACTACCAGGAGAATCTGATAAAGAAGATTGGTGTTTCCCGATTTTCTACCCTGCGAGAGCGTGCTCACTCCATCAAGAAATGGGATAACGATGAGTTGGAGAAAATGATTAAGTATTATACTAATGAAGTAAAGAGACTGAGTTATGAGAAAGGTATCACCGTTAATCTGTAAAAAATATAAGTCCCCAGTGTTTCACAACACCGAGGACTTGAACCAATTAAAATCCTATAAAGATTATACTTCAAAGGGATTTGTTTGCAAAGGTAATGAATTATTTTCAAATTGCCAAATAAATCCCAATAAAAAAAGCCTGCTCGCCAGCAGGCTAAAGAGAAACCCATACAATATTCTTTTACAGAATATAATGGAAAAAACTTACTGCAAAAGTACTAAAAAAAAATGAGATAGCCAAATATATATCTAAATATATTTTGGTATTTTTGAATATTTAAGT